TTATTTTAAATACATCTCAATCATTTTTACTTTTTCCGCTGCCGTCATAGCATCGATTTTTTTAGCAAGGGCTTCCCGGATTTCCGGCGTTTCCAGGACGCTATCCTGGACCTCAAAACCAATGGAATAAATAAACCCTGCGGAAATCTTTGCACCAGCAAGGACTTCCCCCAGGATGTGCATTTCTTCCGGAGAAAATTTTGGCGGTTTAGGCGTTAGCTTCATGATTGCGTCGTAGCGTTCCACAATCTCGCCCAGGCGGCGGGAAAATCCGCCGTCCGGGGTCTGTTCGTTCAGCTTGATTAATGGGTCGTTCATATAGATGGTTTTTTTCATGGTTTTGGCTCCTTCAATCCCAGGCGTGTCTGTCGACAAACTCATCTTCTTCTCGTTTGATGTCTTCCATGGCTTCTTCCCATTGGCCATTAATAACCTTTTCCAGCGCTTTCCGCCCGCTTTATGCGGGCGTAATACGTTATTCTGCTCAATTCAATTCAATTTAATTTTCTCGTTGCATTTTCGTTGCAACGATTTACTTTTTAATTGCAACGCAAGCAAGCAGGGCAGCAGCGGCTTCCCAGGCGTTACGCTGCCGTTTCAACCGGAGCCTAGTTCGTTTTTCCTCTTGCGCGGATTTTTTCAATAATTCGTTGGTTTTCGCGATTAAGTTCTGTTGCTCTGCTGATTGCGCTGTCAAGCTGTCGATTTGACTTTTCAATCTCAGTGACAGTTCCTGCGCTTGCGTTAACTGTTTCTGCAATGTCGTTAACTGTACTTCCTGCCCGTTGCAAGTCCTCTGTAATTCCTCGTTGATTTTCGCTAACTCGTTCGAGTTCCGCTCCAGCGTCGTTAACTCCTGCTCGCTCAACGTATACATCTTCCCTGGCGCGGTACTGGTATCCGATGGCAGCGCCGCATAACAAGGCAATGCCAGCAGCAGCCAGGACAGGCAGCAGGCAGCGCAAACGGTTTTTAATCTCAGCAATTTTTTGAACCTCCATCATTCATCCCTTACCGTTAACAACACGTCGTTGCCGTTATCAATAATCATTTTTGACAGCTCCACGCCGTCCGCGTTTTGCATCCGGAGGCACCCATAGGTCGGCTCCCATCCCTGATAGTCCGCGTACGGGTCCTCCAGGTCGCTGCCGCCGCCGTGGATGTCCCGCCCCCGCGGGTCGCCGGACGTGATATAAAAATTGCCGTACGCCGGACCATACGCGCCGTCTGTGATCTCAGCACTCACGTGGGTATAGTCGCCGTTAGGCAAGCTGCCCCTGGGGTCGCCCTGCTCATTATAGCCCGGGAAAAAGTCGCTCCGGCACTCCCATTGTCCGATTACATTATAGTTTTCGTCCATTGCGTAAATCCGTTGCTTGTTCCGCTGGAATTGGATTTCTTGTAGCATCCTTATTTTCACCCTCCATTTTGTCCGGGATTTTATCATGATTACGGTTAACCAGATACCCGGCAATTAAAATTGCCCCGGATATGACCGCCGGGGCAAAACTCGTATTTACGTTTTTCCGTAGCTCGTCTAACATCTTAAAATACCAGTCAGATGATAGATGGTAAACCCACCCCGTTGTCCAGGCCATTGGCATAAGGCATAACTCAAACAGCAAGGCCGAGGAGATTATCATAATAAAGCCCATCGGGGACAGGGCGGCGGCCTTCCACCGTTGCAACCGCCGGAGGAGTCGTTTAATCATTTTACCGCCTCTTTCATTTTTAAAACGGCTTCGTGTTTTGCGTCCATGACGCCGTTGTCGGCTAGCTTTTCATAGACCGAAAATATTTCTTCAAAATTCCGCTTGTCGTCCGCCGTAGGCGGGCGTTTTTGAAATTGCACGTACATATCGTTAAGGGCCGCACGCAAGATTAACTGCATCCCCTTGCGGATTGCTTTAAGGCCGGTAACGTAGGCCACGACGTAGCCAATAAGCCCGCCAATGGCTAGGCTCACTACGGTGCTTAATCCCTCGATGATGATATCGTTCACGCTGTAATCTCCTTGTTTACAATTTCATGATATACGCTAATACGTAATACGGAGGCATATTGTTGTGCGGTTGGTTTCCGCCGAATTTATACCCGTATCCATAACTCGAACCGTCATTTCTTTCTTCTGCCACAAAGTAGGTCTTGTTGTTGTCAAAGCCGAACGCGCCGTACGCATGGCCTACCACGCCAACAAGCCCATGGTTTAAAACCACGGCGGTGTTCCACGCACCGTCTACGACTGGTAATTCCGCTTCCGTCAGCTTGTGGTTTGCTTCCCCGCCCGTTGCCCCGTTGTTCGTCCCGTCCCCGCCGTAAATAAAGCGGTTCCGCAAGTCCGGCGTGCCGTTGGTCCCATCGCACAGGTGCCATTCACGGTTGACTAAACCCGTGTTTTTATCGACGGGGTATCCGTCCTCAAACGTGCCGGAGAACGCCGTTACAGTTCCAGGTAGTATCCCACACGATTTTGTAACTTTGAATTTTGCTGTCCCATCTGTAAATTCAGTCATGTTTACTCCTTTACGCATAGCAGATATAAGCACGCACTGTGTAGGTTAATGGCGTAACGGTATCGGATTTTCCGTAGATAGCAGAGGAATGGGAGGCGTCCAGGTTGATGCTTCTACACCCAGAACCGGTGTTTTGATACCCACCCATCACGTTATCTGTCATGTCACTTACCCATAATGCACCCTCGCTTTTAAAAACATCAGAGATTGTTAGAACTTCGGGTTGGTCGGTAGAGGTTATTTTCCCCGTGATATTCGGCAACCCAGCCCCTACCATCGTTCCTGGCGTGGTGTCCGCTCTCAGATACCTACCGTTTAAGTTCGGCAAAACATTCGTCCCCAGGTAATCTACCAGCCGTTTATACGCTGTCCCGTCAATCGTCTGCCCGTCCAACGGCAGAAGGTACTCATGCCCCCCTGTCTTTGTCTTTGGCTTATAGACAATATCCCCTACACTGTGCTTGCTTAGTGTATCGTTGATATAAAACGTTACAGTGTTATCAGTTATTACCCCCCCCATGTTACTTTTAATGGTCGTCCAGTCCGGCTCGGTGCTACCCGTTGTCCCTGCTTGCGTGACAACGATTACACAGCCCGGCGGAAGGCTGGGAGAGGTCAGTACGTCGCCAACTTTATAAGCCGTGTTGCGCTTGATTTGGTACGGCACCCCGGCTTCCGTCTTTGTGGCGTACGTATCGGCCGCCTCGGCGCTGTTCAGCTTTTTGGCCAATTCCGCTGTGATGGTGGCGGCAAAGTTAGCATCGTTGCCCAGAGCCGTTGCCAGCTCGTTCAACGTGTTCAGCTGGTCGGGGGCGCTATCTACTAGTGCCGCAAGGGATTTTGCAACAAATTCCGTGTTGGCAATGGCCTTTGAGCTGTTACCGGCGTTGGCGGTGGGGACAGAGGTTTCGCCGGTCACGGTTAAATTGGTTAACGTGCTGTCGGTCACCGTTAACGTTGCGACATTCCCGGTCGCTGTGGTCACGCTGGATGCAAGGGCGGACCTCGTAACGTAGGTATTTGCAATGTTGTTCCCGTTGCCGTCTGCATTAGCTTTGTCAGACGTTCCCGTGACGTTGCCGGTTACATCACCAGACAAGGGGCCAGAAAAAGCCGTAGCCGCTATTGTACCTGTTACAGTACCACCAGATTTTAAAAGCACATCGGGTTTATTTTTAATAAAATCCGTCTGCGTATCATCCGTCTGGTTCCAATCAGCCTGGTTGACTCTTGCACTGTTCGCCGCCGCTTTAGCAGAGTTTGCCGCCGCTGTTGCCGACGTGGCCGCATTGTCGGCACTGGTTTCCGCCGCTGTCTTGCTATTTGCGGCGTTCGTTTCGCTGGCCTTGGCATTGCTGGCGGACGTGGAAGCCGCACTAGCAGAGGACGCAGAAGCCGTTGCACGGTCTTTGCTGTACAGCGCCCAACTTTTTGCGCTCTGCGTCTTGCCTGTAGTGCTGTCCGTGTCAGCCGCACCGTCGGGAGAGGTTGTTGCCGTTGCCCACGCTTTCGCCGTGTTGGCCTGTGTGGTGGCGTCGCTGGCACTGCTGGCCGCATCGCTTGCAGACGTTTCCGCCGCTGTCTTGCTATTTGCGGCGTTCTGCTCGCTGGTATTTGCCGCCGTCTCGGACGATTTTGCCGCCGTCTGACTGGCTTTTGCGGCGTCCCTAGCGGCGAGTGCTTCGTCAGCAATCTTCCGTGCGTTGTCCGTTTCGATGTACTTCGTTCCATCCCAGAGATACCATTTTCCCGTATCCTCTGCGATGTACATGGCCGATAAATCGCCCGTAGCAGGCAGTGCGTCCTTGTTGGCTACGTAGATTCTGGAGCCATTGATGTTGTTATAGAGATACATCAGATTGTTATTGATGTAGTCCAATACGCCGGTATTGTCGCTGTTGACTAGAGGGGATTCTTTGCCGTAAGTCCCCTCTGTGATGATTGTATTATCAGCCCCGCGGATTTCCGGGAGCTGGAATGTTGTTTGTTTCATTTCGCCACCTCCTTGGGCGGGTCGTAGACCGGGGCTCCGTCACGTAGGACGTAGTCGTGGGGGTTGTCCACGGTTCGGTCGCTCCCAAAAACCGTAGTACCGTCTACCGGCCCTGGCATCTGGTCGGCAAATCCGTAGCATCGTTTAGTTTTATCGTCGATTAAGTAGTAAATCATTATTTGACTCCTATAATCCAGTAGGCCACCCAGTGGTCGGACATACTGTTGTCGCAATAGTATGTCCGACTACCATACGCCTTTTTAAGCGTGTCATTGTTGCTAAAGCTATTAGTGTCAGTCGTAGACAGGACTTGATAAGGCTGTTTCCAGTAACTCCAATGATTATCGCTTTTTACCCCGCCTTGCGTATAGCAATCCCAGATACACTGACTCTCTGTGTAACCGGCTGGCAGAGGCACGGTGACGCATCCATTATTGACATCGTCATCAGCCCAAAGCACCCCCCGCATGATAGTGACGGCCCGGACGTTGTAGCCATTAATGCGGATTGTATTGCCGTCGATGGTCCCGGATTTTAACGTGGCTCCGTAGATATTCCCGGCGTCGTCGACGGTAAAACTACCGGAGCTGTTTTTAAAATTTGTCCCGACAATCTGGGTTCCCGTGATAGTCCCGCCCTTTAGGCTCCCGACGTTGGCCGTAATAGCTGACAGGCTGTCAACATCCATTTTATCTGCCGTTACGGCTCCGGACTGGATCATGCCTTTGGTTACAACATTGTTTTCAAACAGCGTATCCCCAGTAACGTGCAGGAGCTTGCCGTCAATCTGTACGCCTTCTTTGCTCAGATTAATCTGGGACACAACATCCCCAGATTTAACCCTTAACGCAATATCATCTTGCATCTGGGCAATGGCGCTATAGGCTTCTTTCGCTTTTGCACTATCGCCCAAATTCGTGACAACGGATGTAATTTTGTCGCTGTTCTGGGTAATCTGACTGGCCAGTTCCTTTTTATCGTCTGCAACGGTCGCTTGGATACTGTCCGTGGTCTGCTTGATTTCAGCAACTTTACCGGAAATGCCTTGCGCTTCCTTCACGGCATCCTGGATGGTCTTGTCAACCTTTTGCAAGCTGATGGCCATATCCTTGATGTTGGTTTCGTCGATAATGATTTTTACCGTCGTCCGCGCCGTTGCGGACCGTTCCCCGGCTCCAAACATATCATAATATGCAATGGCCACGTCATAAATTCCCGGTTCGCAGTTATAGCTCATGACCGGGTTTTCTGTCTTTACGGCGTCGCCGTCGTTGATGTATACCATCATTCCGATTGCGTCCGCCGGGATACCTTGCCCGGCAACGGAAAATCCCGTCATGGTATTTTTTACCGTCGGCGCGTCCGGCTTCCCGGGCGCCACCTTGTTGTAATCCAGCACCGCCGGAACGCTGTACTTGCCCAGGGCGTTTCGGGCGAACAGGTACAGCCGCCCGGTCCTGCCAGTCAGCCCTACGTTCGCCGACGTCCCGCTGGTTCGTGCCAGCAGGCCAGCGGTTTCAGCTCCCGGCGCGTTGTCCCGCCGGATTTCGTAGTACATTACGTCGGTGTTCGTTACCTCGTTCCACGTGGCCGTTGCCACCTTGCCAAATGCAATGGTAAACCCATCCGGGGTGTTTGGTACCATGGTCCGCATGGCAACGGTAATCTTAACCGTCGGGGCAAGGTCGGGGTCCGTGCTTGCGGCCCATTTATCAACGGTCGTTACTGCAATCTCGTAGGCATCCCCCACTACAGCCTGGGGGATTACAACCTCGTTTTTGCCTTGCCCACCAAAAATCCATTTACCGTAATAGCCCAGCTCGCTTGCCGGTACGCCGTTAACGGCCGTTAAATCCTGCATCTGCCCGGCGTTGGTGCGATACCACACCTGCCCGGCGGCGTAACTCTCCAGTTCCGGCGGGTCCCATTGGACCACTACGTCGTATCTGCTGACGCCGTCTGCCAGGTGCCGATACCGGTTATACGCCCGTACGTTTTTGACGGCAGGGATGTAGTATTTTTTTACGGTGTACTCGTACGCCTTGACGGCAGCCAGGTCCTGCACCCCTGCGCCAAAAACGTTAAAGGATACAAATTTTAAATACACCTTTTTGCCTACATCCTCGCTTAAAAATGGGATACGGAGCAGGCTTGCATCTAAGCGAGCAAATTGAGCCCCGGCGTCATGAGCCGCGGCCGTAGTTGTATGCTGGCCGCGGATACAGCCGTCAAGCATCCAGTGCCCGTTATCTAATAGCGCGGCGCCCTGGTAACTCAAACACTCGCCGTCAATCCAGCACAATGTGTTGCCGCGTTCCGCGTCCTGCTGGCTTCCGGATAAAAACGTACCGTTGCAAGACACTTCCACGCTGGTATCCGTGGCATTAATGCTTTTTGCCAGGGTCCCCACACGGGCACTGCTGGCAATGGTCCCGGCTGCCCTGTAATTCGTTCCGTCGTCGGCAACGTACACTTCACAGCCGCCCCACAGGTCCCCCTTGCCTTTGGCGCCTATCCATACTTCCAGGCCACTGGTGGTCAGTTCCGCGGGCGGTTGCATAATGAGCGGCGTGTCCGTGTCCGGCGCGTCGGCGTTGTAATCAATGTACGGCCGGTCGCCCTCATGCACATCATAAGCAGGTTTGCTCGCTTTCACGGGCGGTCGGCTGATGGCGGTAAACGTCAACGTACCGTCTGTGTTTTCCGTCACGCTGTCAATCATAACGGGGGTTTTATCCAGGCCCAGGGCACTGTCGGTCAGTGTAACCAGGTCGCCGACTTCCAGGCGACAAAACGCCCAGTCCAGTTTAAATGTGAATTTATTCCGCCCGTACAGGGCATCCCTTGCCAGCTGTTCGGCTACCTTAACGGCCCGTTCCTTTGTGTAAAACCAATGCGCCGTCGTGCTGCTGGCCTGCCGGAGTCCGTATTCCGCAATGTCGTCTTTTAACTCATAAGCAACCGTTTCCGTTTCATAGCTGTTTTTTCGGCTAATAAATTCTACTGGAAAACGGTTATAAATTTCGGAACTGTCCTTGCGCTGGCAAGTCACCAGAGCCCCGTTGCTTTCCAGGAAATCGTCAGCGGTTAAATCGTATTGGATAGTGGTATCCGGTGCCCAGCTGCCCACGGGACGGTCGGCCTTGCACACGATTTTAAATTTATTGTTGGACCAAAACATATACGCATTGGTCAACGTCATAAGCTCGTTGATAATGTCGTGTGCGGCTTTCGCTTCGGTGGTGTCCGTGGGGCTGGAAATCAGTAAATCAGCTTCCCGGCAATATTTCCGGTAGTTATCCAGGCCGATAATTTCAACGCTGGCCAGTCCTACTTTATCCAGGATGTCCCGGATTACGTCGGCCGGGTTTGCGTCGGTCCCATCCCCGGTCGCCGTTAGCATCCCCCGGACCTCGAAATTATAATCAGGCATGGATCCGCTATCGCCCAGGTCAATAACGCCCGCCATATAAGCCAGGTTCTCATAGGTCAACGCTTTGTCCGGGTGCTTGCCCGTGACGTACGGCCACGGGGCTTTTTGGCTCCCGTCATACAAGGTCATACCGATTTGGTCGGATGGGTAATTGTAAACGTCCTTGCCTAACCACACCTTGCCTATACCATTGATAGGCCCCTCACACAGCCCCAGGATAACAGCAACGGTATACGTATATGTAATGGATACAGATTTGCTTTTGCCGCCTTTGCCGGTCCGTTGTGTCTCTTTATGTTCGTGGGCAGTAAAATCGTCGTAGTAAATCACGTTGCCAGCCAGGCGGCTGGTGCCGTATACAACGGGGACCGCGCCGCCGTAACTGGCCGTTGCGACGGTAAAATCACTGATTTTATTGGCCCGCGTCGTAACGGTCCGCCCTCTAAATAGCCCCATGCGCTCTCACCTCGTCTCGCTTTTTAGTGTTAAATCGATACACGCCACGGAGGCGGCTGGTGCCGTGGGCGTCTAAAAAATCCACGTCGTCGATGGATGACAGGATAACGCCCTGCTCAACCCGGGCATGGCACACAATGCCGTTGCCCATATAAACGCCGCCGTGGCTAACGCACCGGCCGTACTGATACAGCAGGAAGTCGCCCCGCTCCATGGTGTCTACTTTGTCACAATATTGCTCCACGATGGATTTAAACCATTCGTCCCCGTGGCTTAAATGCCACATATTGGAGTAATGTTTAACCTTGATTTCGCCGCGTTTTACCAGGCCAGCATCTTCCAGGCTGCAAATTAAAAGCATCCCGCAATCCACGCCGTGTCCTTTGGCCTTGCCCTCGTTTACGTGGGGTGTTCCCAGCCAGGTTAAAGCGGCAGCGGCGATCCTGTCGCCTTGCTCGCTCATAACAGCACCTCCTTGCGTGGGATATGCGGCGCGATCACCGCGCTGCTGTCCGTGCTGGACGCCGTGACGACGCCGCCGGACCCGGTGGAAAAGCTCCCTTGGGGATAGTATTTTCGGATGGGAAAATTCATGTTTAGCCCGCTGGTTTCCGCCTTGATGGATAGCTGCAGCTGCAGGCCGCCCGCGTTTTTGATTTCGATTTTTCCGAAAAATAAATCAACGGTTCCCACCACGGCGCTGTCCCGGAAAAAGCACCGTTTAAGGTGCAGCCGCGCCCGGTCCATGGTCCCGTCTAGCGCGGCCTTCATTACGGGTTTGCTTTCGATCATATCCTCTTTACCGGCGTAAATGGTCACGCTTAACGTGTCCACTGTCAGTGTAGAATTTAGTTTGATTTGCTGCCGTTTAAACAGCAATTTCTCGTGCTGGTAAACCGTCCCGCCGTTGTTAATGTCAATATCTGCATCAGTGTAATAGTAATGATTACCGTTGGCCAGAATAATGTCGTAAAGGTCACAGCTCTGTATTTGTTTTTGTGTGTTTAAATAAGCCGTCAGGCTTGCATCTACCTGTTTCATCTCACCACATCCATCTTAAAGCTGCTGGAATTGTTAACGTTTTCGAAAACACGGGTTAACTCTCCTCCATCATCGGAAAACCGGACCTTAAACCAATACGTATAGTCTGCCGTGACCACAGCCCCCGTTGCTGGTGCCGTGGAGAAGCTGACAACACCGTCGGACACGCTGTAGCCGCTCGTTTGCTTCTTGCCGTCCACGTAGACGGTCACGTCCTCGATATAATCCGCCGGTTCCACATATCCGTCCAGGCTCCAGACAGCCTGATATTTTCCGGGCACGATTACAAGCAACACCCGGCCGGTTTCCCGGTTTAATGTGTGGTCCAACCATAAAAACGGCTCATAACCGCCCTTGACGCTGGCCAGAAAAGCCATTAGCTTGTCCGCCGTATCATCATCCAGCAGGCCAAACGTTTCCGTGATAGTCCATTGCGGGTAAAGTTGGTTGGTCAACGTCCGAACCATTCCGGATCCGGACGTCTGTACCTGCGTATTCCATTTTTGCTTAAACTTACTGTTCCATGTCAAATGTTTAATTTCCTGGGGGAATTTTTTTGAAGCCATTACCACACCCCGCTCTCAGCGGCAAAATTACGATTGTTATCAAAAAGCGCCTGCTTGATTGCATCCAGGCCGCCGCGCTGTAAAAATGCACTGAATCCGGACGCGTCAACCGCGGACACGTTTAACGTGACGTTTCCGCCGGAAATCGCGGTAACGCCCCCGTTGCTTCCTAGGTCAGGAACGCGTCCGGCGTTAATAGCGTCCAGGTTATCCCGCCCAATGCGGTTAACCGCTTGAGACGTAATGACGTATTCCCCGTTGCTCAGCATTGCCGGGATAGAGTCGCTTGTCCCGGTGCCAGGTCCGGCAACATACCCGCCGGCAGCGTGACCAAAGCCGAACTTGCCCTTTGTGACGTTGCCAAAATCCATGCCAAACAGGGTATAACCTGCCCAACGGGCGGCCAGCTTGGGGGTGCCTACGATAGAGTAGACAGCAAACAGGCCCAACCACTCAGACGCAATTTTAAGGGCGTTCTGGAAAATCGTCTTGACAAAATCACCCAGGGCAGCCCCCGCGGATTTCGTCCCGGTCAAAATGCTGCCAAAAGCCTCTCCCATGGATTTGCCAGCTTCTTGCCAATAGCTGACCATGGCATCCTTCCAGTTTTTCGTATTTTTGACTTGGTTCGTTTCAGCTTCCCCAGCGTCAACCAATTTCTGTTTATAGTTGTCGACAAACTCCTGCAACGTCTCGTTTTTCGCGGCCATTTCGTCCTTAATGGCTTCAGGACTCATGCCCAGGACTTTTGCCAGGCCGTTAATACCCGCTTCTTGGTCCTCGCCTGCTGTAGCCATTGCCTGGTCGATTTCGGCCATTGCGTCCGTCACGGTCGTTTTAATGGCGTCCACATAAGCTTTAATGCTGTTGGGGTCGGCACCAAACGTGGCCATCAATTCCTTGCTATTTGCCTGCTGCTGTTTCAGACGCTCCGCATATTGCAAGGCTTCGATTTGAGCTTCGTAAAGCTCTTTGGCGTCCCGCTCCTGCTCGCTGATACGGTCCGCAACGGCCTGCCGGGTCCCGTCGTCCTGGATATTTTCTGCCAGCTTGATTTCCTTTTCGTAGCTGTCGATTAAATCGTCATAGGTCTTTTTGTACTCGGCCAGCTTGACCTTCCGGTCGGCGTCTGCTTTAGCCTCGCCGGTCAGCATCGTTGCCCGGACCTTCATTTCCTCGATGGCCGCCTTCTCGTTTGCCTGTCTGACACCGATCCAGTCCGTATATTTTTTAATGAGCGCGTCAACCTGCCGTTGCTGTTCCCGCTCCTCTTGACTCATTCTCGGGGCGGATTCATGCGGCGTGCTTCCCACGCTGCCGCCGGTTGCCTTGGGGGCCCGGCTGGCCGTGTGAAAACGGTTCTTGCTTTCGTCGTATTCACGGGGTACGCCCTTCCGCGGCCCAACCAGCTCGTCCCACGCGGTCCCGACGTACTCCTGTACCGCCCCGCCCAGGGTGGCCACGATGGATTTAATCTTGTCCCAAATAGCTTGCAGCGGTCGGAGAATTGGTGCCAAATAACCAGCGATGGTACTCCCGATATTCCGGGCGGCGTCGTTTAGTTTGTAAAAAATAATGATTACAGCTTTGACTGCTGTGTGGACAACTTCCAGTCCGGCGTCGATAGCGTCAAGCGCCCACTGGGCAATACTGCCAAACTCACTAAACGCGCTGGTTCCGTCGGACCACACCAGGTCCAGCAAATCCTGGGTAAAATCTACCAGGGTTTGTACTATTCCGGATTTATCAAAAGCCTCAAAGATGGCGCCACCAATGCCAGCACAGATAGTCACCATGTTGCCCTCAACGTCGCCCCATTCGTCGATAATGTTCTGCTTGGACTCAGCCATGGACCCGTCAAAAGTGTGCATGTAATCGGTTAGGCTTTTTACAGCGTCCTGGGCGTTCAGGGTTCCGTCGTCCATGGCTTCCATGGCCTCTTCGGCTGTCATACCCACGGATTCAAACGCCTTGTCCATATCCAGCCCGGACTGCTGCAATTCTTTCATTTGCCGGGAGGATACTTCGCCCGTTGCCTGGATTCTGGCTAAGGTACGGATAAGCGTTTCCGCACCCGCTTGTCCTTTGCCCAAACCCGCGGCGGTATCAGCACACAATTTAATCATGTGGGCGGCGTTGTTTGCGCTATAACCCAGGTTAACCAGGTCCATGCCCCATTGCTTGACCGCGGTCAGGTCGTAATTGGTATCGCGTCCAACGGCATTAAACAGTTTACCGGCTTCCGCCGCGTCTTCCGCCGCCGGTTTCCAGGCCGCGAATACAGCCGCGGATTTTTCAGTGGCCGCTCCCATAGCGGCCACGTTTTGGATAAATTGGGCAATGGCGGAGGCCGCCTTGACGGCCAGGGTACCAGCAAACGCCCCGGCGGCAACATCCAGGGACGTAAACGCCGCGGTGTTAACGCCTAGCTTCCCCGCTACGCTGTCCATCAGCTGCCCCAGGGAACTGTGTTTTTCTTCCACGTTTCCCAGGTTGCTAACCGTATCCTTGATAGCCTTGTTATATTCAGCGTTGACCTGCTTCTGGGCGTTCAGTTTCTCCCGTAAATCCTGCATGGCCCTAGCCTGTTCGGAGGTCGCGTTCGTGCCGGATTGCGTGGCTTTTTCCAGGTCCCGCAATTCCTTCTGCATGGCGGCTGCGGCTTGTGCCCCCTCGGCCAGGGCGCTGTTCAGCCGTCTTAATCCTTCATCATTGGTAAAGGTTTCCAGATTGATTTTTGCGTCTGCCATTTATTCCACCTCCTACAGGTCAATGTGTTCTTTCAGGTAATTTAAAAGATAGTCTGTAAAATATTGTTCGATCGCTTGCGCGTTCTTTTCGAAATAGGTCCCATGTGGTGCATATTCAGGGCCTTTCATGCCTTGCCGCGGTCCCCGTTTCCGGATTGCGCGTCCATAGGACCCCGTGTTGTACCATCGGGCAAAATAATTTGCGTAAACCGTTGCATTAACAACGCCTACGTTTCCAACTGTAAATTTTCCCTTTTGTATGTGTTTCGCAATTTCAACCCCGCCGAACCCTGTTTGTGGATGGGTACGCATGATATAGTCGCAGGTCGCGTTTTGCGCTTCCCGGGCGGCTCTCACAACGTCCGCGGCAAACCCCGCGTCTGTATATTTCTGGACTTTCGCCCGCAATTCTGCAATGGTTTCCACGCGCGATCACCTCAAATAATAATAAATAAGGGCCGCTGTGGCGGCCCTGTTTGGTTATTCGCCAGCGGTGAAGCCGGTTTTCATTTCTGGTTTACCAGTGCCGGTTGCTTTCATGCTGTATTCCACCAGGTCCTCCGCCGCACTGGTTTCCTCGAAACTCGTAACAACGGCGGTAAATTGCATATATTCCTTGGTGTCTACATCGACGTAAGCAAATTGCAGCGCGTTTTTATCGGTGCACTTGTCGTCATAGACAAAAGATTTCAGCACATTCTGGCCAACATCGTTTGCGATCGCCACCAGCTTGGAAGAAATTTCGAAACTCTTGCCAGTCGGGGCCGCGATGGACCAGCCGCCGCTGTCCTTGGTGGTCTTGCTTTGGGTATTAACCGTCGGACTCATTGTAAAATCTTCGGCCCCACCAATAAGAGTCCATTTCGGGGAGTCGGCGGTGGCACCGGTCCCATAGTTAACATATAACAGGCGCTTTTTCCCGGAAATACCGGTGGCGCCGTCAAATTGCGGCAAGTTTTCCGCCGTGATAGTTACACTCATTTAGATTAGTCCTCCTTTAACTGTCCTACACGAATTTTTAAATCAATGCTGCCGTTTTGCCATTCCCCCGCGTCCCCTACGATCGGTAAGCTGATAGACACGGCCCCAACGGTCAAGTCCACCAGGTTAAAACCTTCGGTGTTCAGGCTGCTGTTTAACGCTTCTCGCCCGTCGGTGCTTACCAAACGGCAAAACGTCGTTTCCAGCTTTTGGGCAACGTCTTTTCGGCCGCGGTAATTGCTGTAAATTTGCAGATTAATAGCCATGGTCCACACGGGGCCTGTCTTTGTATCCCGCGCGTCCATGTCGGCAGCGCCCAGGATACCGTAAGCAAACTCCGTTTGACTTCTGAAATAGTCCTCGATTTCGGCAATCGGCACAGCGCTGTCAAACCATTCCAGCCCTTGCCCGTTCAGGGTCGCGTACAATGCCTTGCTGATCGCGGTAAATGGTAATTTGTACGTCATAATTTACCGCCCCCCGTAACGGCCGTTGCCGTAATCTGCACATAGGCCGGTCGGCTTTCGTCAATCAACAACACATCGTTGATTTTATATGCTTTGCCGCCCCATTCCAGGCGCCACGTACTGTCCAGGTCCGGACACGTTTTCCGGGTATCCCGCACTAAAAAATAGCGGGTGTCCACGGTCACATAGTCGCCGATAATCTGCTGCTTGCTCTGGCTTTTGACGGTCACAAGCGCCCGCAGCTTTAAAAAATCCGTGTAAGTTGTTGCACTGACGCCGCCCAGGGCGTCTCGTTTAGGGGCGCTGGGTTTCATCAGTTTAATTGTTTCCGTAAATCGCCCCGGGTTCCTCCGGAACATTTTATGCTCCGGCCTTGCTCAGAACGGTAAAGCATTTGCCGTAGGTGTTCAGGTCCGTGAATCTAGCCACGGCGCGAACGACGGTGCTATTCGTTCTGAACCCTGCTTCCGTGCTGGACTGTACTTCCAGGGCGGGGTACGCGATATGGTACAGTGCTCTATAGTCACCAATAACAGCCGTATTATCAGCCAGGGCAGCCCCTTCTACAACGTGGATAGGACGGCTTTCGATCTGCCGCACGGTTTCGTTGTTGGCATCCCGTGCCAGCAGGTAACGGCCCTGGGTATCTTTGGCCAGTGCCATGGCTGCGAACGTGTTCTGGTTGACAACCACGGATGCGTTGGCGCCTGCATCCAGCGGGCAGGTAATGATGGCCTTTTTAATGGCATCGATAGCGCCCACGGTGCCGAAATCGGCGACGGTGTTCTTCTTTACATCGGACGGTGCAACGGCTTTAGCCAAGATGTCTTTGTTTACATCGTTGATATAAATGCGGTTAAACAGGGTAGCAATCAGGGCCACAATATCGGTGGCGCTGTCCCGAATCAGTTCATTAGATACAGGAATCAGCGCGCCCTTGCTGGCCAGGGTAAATGCCAGCTGGGTAAATGCTGCCTTGCCCTCTTTGATTGCGTTGTTTTCGTCAAAGGCTTCCAGCGTTACGCCTGCCTGGTTGGCGTAATCGATAACGGGGATTTTGCCGGAACGGGTACCAACGGTTACGCCGGTCACGATGGATCTCAGGTCTACGCCCTGCCGGTCATTTTCGACGATGGGCAGCAGGATTTCGGGAAGCAGAAACCCGCCGTCAGCAGACACGGCCCCATTTTGGCCGGTAGCCGCTGCCTGGAACGCTGCTTTCATGGTGGCATCCAGCTGGTTCATTTTCTCGCGATCACCGCGCAAAAAATCTTTCAGGGCGGCGTTAATCATTCCTCTAGTAATTTTTTCCATGGTCGTTTTCTTTCCTTTCTCCGCGGTCTCCGCGGCAACGGCTTTTTGATATTCATCCAGGGCGGCCTGCAGGCGCTGCTGTTCTTCGGCGCTCACCGGCTCCCTGTTTTCAACCTTCTTTTTCAGGCTGGCCCTGCTTGCGGCCAGCTCCCTTTTTAACTCCAGGGAGTGCAACATTAAAAATCTTCCTCCATTTCTCTGCCAGGGCGGGGTCCATCTTCCCCGGCGCTTTGTTTTTCCGCCGGTAGGCGGTCAGTTGCTCATAGGTGGGAGCATGTTTCCCTAACATTGACTGATACACGGGCAGGGATACGCGTCTGATTAGTAAATCTTCTTCCCGATCTACCCTCCGCATGTACCCTTCGAACAGGGCGTCCAATTCCCCAACTGTCAGCCGCTCAAATTCCCACGGCTTTAGGTTCAGTTCCCCATAGGCAATTTTTTCCAGCTCCGTTGCAAGGTCCGCAACGGTTTCATAAGACTTTATTTTTTGGTCCCCTGGGCCAGGTTTTTTGGGACCTTCCCAAACGTCCCCGACTTCATCAATGCGGGCACAAGGATTTTCATATATAAATCTTGCGCGCTCATCTCTGCCAGGGCGGCGGCCCAGATTTCGTCAAACGTTTCCACCGGTGTATTCTCCGGCATCCCGCCGCCGATAAGCCCCCATTTCAGCATGATGTAAAAATTCGTCAGGCTGGCCACGGCTACGGCTTTAAAAAGGCTGTTCCCGGGCAACTCCTGTTCGGCTCCCATGACGGCTTTCAACGGGTAACACACGGCGTACTCCTTGCCGCCCGCCTTGAATTTTACGGTTTTATCAATCGTTGTCATTTTTTCCTCCTTCGTTTCCCTGTTCTTCTCCCGGACTGTCACCCAGGGCACCGGTGCCGCCCCGCTGTGTCAGCATATCCGCCTCCGGCGTATCCAAACGCGGATATTTCAGGCTGGCCCGGGCTTCGTTGGGTGTTAAAATCCCGGCGCCGGTGTAGCTGCACAGAACGGACGCCTTGCTTTGGGCATCCAGTGTGTCGAACACATCGTTCACGGTCCCGAACCGTAACCCGGCTTCCCGCTGCCGTTCGGACAGTAGCTTAACAGACAATTCCGCTGCGTATTGTTCCAGAATCGGCGCGATCGTTTGACTAAAAAATTGCATCATCTGCGACGCGGAAAATGTTGCCGCACCGGTGCCGCCCATGCGATTCAGCATGGCCAGCGGAATACCAAACAGGGCGGAAATATCTTCCGCCTTGGACTCCTTGACAATCTGGTAATAATTACCAACGTCGTTGGTAATGTTGCTGGCTTCCATGCCAGCGGGCAGCGGCAAAATCGTGGCGTTGCTGTTGGACAGCAGCTCCTTGATTTGTGCTTGCAGCTCTTTCTGCTTCGTTTTGCTCAGATCGGACGTATAGGTTAGTACGATAGTACCGGAAAAACCGTTGGAAATGGTGCTCCGGATGGCGCCCTCCGCTTCTGCATTGGCTTGCAGCGTATCACGTAGCACAGCCCCCGCCGGGCGGCCCAGAATCCCGTTGGTGGAAAACGCCCGGAAATGCAGGATTTCATCGGGCAGGATTGTATACGTTTCGCCGTTTCTCGGGTCCGTATACCGGTAAACCAGTTTCCGCCCTCCATCCAGGATGTTCGCGTCGTCCCACACCACTTGCATACTCCCGGCGTCCAGGGGCACCAGGGCGGCAACGGCTGTTGTACGGTCACACTTGATATACGCAAACGCATTGCCATATAAAATCCGCTGTTTTTCCATAAATTCCCAAAATGCGTACGCATTAATCCCGGGGTACGGCTGGTAATTTAGCACAGTGGCGCTGCCGGGCACGGCGCCCGGTTCCGCGGTGGAATCGGGGCGATACACCGTCCACCGGAACTGTGCCAGGTTCTGTGCTAGGATTTTTACGCACGTTGCAAAAATAACATCGGCGTTGGGGCTGATGTTAAACGCGCGGCCATATCCTACCGGGGCCAGGTTTCGGTACTGTTTCGCCGTGGGATAACCACGGATGTAAGCCTTGATTTTTTCAAACATTTAGCCCTCCAGTTCCTTGTCCACGCTGGCAAATAAAGCAACTAGGGCGGGTGCGACAACGTACGCCTGCGGCTTTTTATCATCTTCACCGGAATCCGGATTCGGCTTCTTTTCGTCGTCCTCGCTATCATCCTGTTCAGGGTTTTCCGGCTCGCCTTCATCAGGTTCCGCAGGTTCATCATCGCTGCCCCCTTCCGGTTCGTCGTCCTTGTTTTCGTCGTCGTCGGCTTTCGCCCTGGATTTAATGACAAGATCATACAGGCTCCCGACAGCGGCCAGGGAACCTTCAGGGCGTTCCACCTTTTTAACCACCACGTTGTCAAAATATTCCGCGGCCTCGTCGGCGGTCATCCAAAAATCCCCGGCGTCCATGGCCGCGCTCACTTTATCAATGTCCCGGCAATGGGCTGCCAGGATATTCCGCTGAATGGCGTCAATCCGTTTCATGGCTTCCACGGCGTTCTGCAATTCCTCTTTATTTCCGTCGGCAACGGTCCAGCAGTTATGCAGCATCACAACGCTGTTTTCATCTACCACCACCTCGTCGCAAGCAAGTGCGATGATGGCGGCAATGCTGGCAGCCATAACATGGACGTTAGCCGTTGCCTTGTGTCCGCTGTTTTGGATGGCGTTTACGATGGTCAGGCCCGCAAACACATCTCCGCCCGGACTGTTAATGTCCAGGCTGTAATCTTCCGCGGCCCCCTGGATGCTGGCAACAACATCATCCGTTGCCTCACAATCATAAACGGCTCCGATTAAATTAAGATTTTCCATTCCCTCATTCCTTTCTGTACAATTGCAGCTGGGTAATCATGGCCCGGGCGCGGGGGTCCATCCCGGCGCTGCCCTCAGCCCATCCGCCTTCCCGATTGTCGTAGGCATCGGGGAGCCAGAAATCAAGCACCCAGGCGTCAGCCTTTGTCTTAAAACTCTCGTTACTGTCATAAATCGCCTGGAAATCATCCACGGCATCCTCCAGGTATCCATAACCGGCGACGATTTCCCGGTTTAAAATCCGGTCGTCGTCGTCCTCCACAATGTTCAGATATTCCTTTACTTCGTCTAACGTTACCATTTACTCACCCCTTACCATTTCCAGCCAGTCGTCCACGATTTCGTTGCCGTCAACATCGCCCCGGCTCCAATCAATATACGGGGCGATGAACCCCGTCAACATGGCGTCCACCGGGTCAATGCGGACGTTGCTATCAGCCCTCAGGCTGATTTTTTCCAGGCTATAATAGCCGGTCGGATTCTTGACCATTACCGCGTTCATCATGGCTTTTTCTAAAATATCTTCATTCTCGGCGCTATAGATGATTGCTTTATCTTTCCAGAGTCCGGACAGGATTTCAATATATTGACTCAACGCCTTGGGGCTCTGGTTTTGCAGGATAAACGTGTCGCACATCTCGGCCAGCTGTTCCTGAACACCGGCGATCCCGTAGGGGTCGGCGGCAATGGTCACATAGTGCAGGCCGTATTTCTCCATCGTCGCCCGGATAAATTCCAGGACCTGCCCGGCGTCAATATTTTCACCACCGCCGCCGGTGCAGAGAAACAGTTCCTTGTCTACGTAATCCCGGTACGGAAATTTATCGGCGTCCACGTGCATTTGCAGCTTGTTTTTAGGCATCCAGGAAACGACGTGGCAAAACATCCGCGGGGCACCTTTGGGGCTTCCGGCCTTTAAAATTTTCCCGTCCTGCTCCTTGACGATGGCCCCGAACCAAACGGAGGTTAAATCCAGAGTGTGGGACAGGTCAATGCCTAAATACCAATCTTTATAGCCCTTGCCCACAACATCGGCAAAATCAATAGGCGCGCCACACGCCTTCATTTGCTCAAACGTGCACAGCCCGCGGTCTTCCGCGGAATACCACACATTACATTGTTTGGTCGCAAATGATTGCAGATCAAACCCCTTAACCTCGTTCGCTGCCCGCGCTTTTGCCGTGTAGGATTTTTTAATATAATCCTTGACGGTGTATCCATCCTGTTGAAAAAGCAGTACCGGATTTGCCTTGCCCCACACTTTGATGGATGAAAAATCTTTTTTCGCTATGTCCTCTTTGTCCGGTTCACACAAAAACAGAAAAATTTCGTCTGGCAACGTTCCTTCGAACAGATTCTTCTCCAGGCTCAACCATTTTTTATGGTTCGTCCCGCCGATCTCAAACTGCGCCGTGCTCATGGTCACTAGCAATTTATCCTTGTAATGTCCTTGCCCATCCTGGATGGTCTTTGTTATGATTTCGTCGCACAACATTTCTTCATCGATGACGGCCACGCGGTTAGTAAATCCATCCAGGGATTTTTTCGCGCCGCTGCCGGTCCGAAACATATCCAGCTTGTTATTGGTAATCCGGCTCTTTGCCCAGCAGGCCGTCCGGTTTACGTTAGTATACGTTTCCGCCAGGTATGGGTCATTGTCGATAAATTTTACAAATTCATCAAAGCAGATTTCTGCGTTCTGCCCCTTGCAGCTGGCCAGTATGATATTTTCATTTCGGTATTTGCTCATGGTCATGAGATAATGCAGCACGCCGGACAATAAAAATGATTTTCCGTTACGCCGGGCAACGTAAATATTGGCTGTATTCACTAGATACCCGCCGTCCGGGCGCCTCAAACCGAAAATCCCGCACATGATAAATTTCTGCGCCGGGTATAATTCCAGGTGTTTAGCCTTGCCGTCCTGGTCCACGTAAATCAGCAAATTTAAAAATTTAAACATCGTTTTCATTTCGTCGGCGGCAAAACGATATTTTTTCGCAAGACTTAAAAAACGGGTAAAGCACAGCAGCTCCGCCCGCCCCAGCAGTCCCTTCTTATCGCGCTCAACCAACGCTCGGTAATAGTCGCCTATGTAGTTTTTCAGTTCCGCGGGGACCTTTGCGGTCCGCAGTTCCTTTTCATACATTCAACCACCACCAAACCGTTTCCTAAATTCCATAGTTCCCGCCCGGATTCTTTCCAGGGCTGCTTCCTTGTCCTTCTTATACATGGCATGGATTTCCGCGTGGCTCTCAATGCTTACCGTAATTAAATTATCCAGCCGGTAGGCCAGCTCCGGCGCTTCGTCTCGCTCTATGATATGATGGACCACCGGCCGCGCTGGACGGGAATAAATTCCAATGCCCATCATCCATATATCGTAACCCATGTATTTAATGAATACGTTTTTACGGCACTTCTCCCATTTTCGGCTGCCGTACATCTTCCGCGCTTCATTTTCCTGCATCCGCTTGTTCTGATATTTCCGAGTGCAGGTTGGGCAGCGTTTCCCTGTATACAGCTGGTGGCACGTAGGACAGCGCTTTTTAATCGCTCCCATTTTTTCGGGTATCTTCCAATAATTCAAAATATGGGTTTTTGTCTGCTTTCAGTTCTTCTTTGATGGAATCAAATTTTAAGGTTTTATATAACGCAATGGCAATCTTATTAAATTCCTTGTACAGTCCAATCAGTGTTGCCAATTCTTCCGGCTTCTTGACGCCCAGTCCGTCCTGAATTTCCTTTGATACCTCATTGCTCATAATGGTAAAACGGCAATATTGCAATATCAGATCTTTGTTGACGTCGTTTATACTGTCGCATTTATTTTTTAGACTGTATATAAATTGATAAAGATTATTGATTTCTCTTGTTCTGCTCGCTTTAGCCATTTGCGTTAACCACCTTGAGAAAAAATGTAAACCTACCGCCGAATTGCAAATTTCGTGCCAACTTTTACGAACCATACCCCCTATCTTGTGAAATATTTGTGAATAATTTGTGCAATAAAAATACCGTGCCAATAAGTGACACGGTATTTTTACGGAAGTCTCTGCTGTCAGTGTAAGAGGTGTGTAGTCCTTGACGCCGAAAACCCAACGAAAGGGATAAACCTACATAATACATTTTACCACTTTATTGGTCGCCAATCTACCAATGCTTTGCACAACGCATTTTTTGCTGCTGTGTAATCGCGGCGCAATGTTGTGTATGGTATCTTGATCGTGTTGGATATGGTCAGCAACGGTACGCCATACATACCATGGGCATATAACAGGTAACGGTTCTGGCCGTTGTCAATCCGTTTAATATATCCTTGCATCATCATTAGCTCGCGCTTTAACGCTTTAATGCGCTGTGTTGTTTCTTCCAGCCTTGCCACATCGTCAGCTATATCATGGGCGGTCCCGCCTTGTGTATAATCACGGCTCGGGTCAGCGGCGGACGGGGAAGATATAGCAAGGATAAACTCACGCCGTTCTTCTTCCAGCCTATTCATCTGTTGCACAATCGCCGCCGCTGCTTCCAGGAATTGGTCAGCTACGTTCATTGGCTTCCACCAGTTCGGCCAGTTCTTCCAGGCACTTGATGGCCTTGCGAATGTCCTTGCTGCCGCCTTTTTTAGGGTAGCGGTAAAGATATTTTACGTTGTCGTAGATGTACGGCGCTTCTTCCGCGCTGGCACCCCAGGCCATAATGCGCTGGATTTCCCGGCACTCGATACCGTCCCTCCAGGTGTACCGATCTGCTGCATCGTTTCCAGTGCTGTCAGCCTTGCCAGCTGGCACCCGCTTGGCTGTCGCAATAACGGGGCACTCGTCCAGTACGGACAGCGGCGTTCCGCATGTACTCATGTAACGGCAGCGCGGATCCAAATACTTCTTGTCAGCACTTAATTTAAAAGTACAATAGCTGCACAATTTGCAAACATCAATATCCGCAATGTGTATAGGTGGTGCAGGCGGGTTTTGTAATTTATTTTTCATGTTGTTGCCTCCTCATTAAAAAATCCTCGTAACATTGCCGTCCGCAGAAACAAATCTTTTTTCCGTGCCGGTCTTTCGTCCACCATTTCCAGGTCGGAGTGCAGCGAAAAACACCGCCGCAGTCACCGCACGCCCGGAAAACATCATGGTTTGCATACATAGTGCCTCCGTCCTAGGCTGCCCTCGGCCAGTCTCTTGCAATGGTCGCCACAAAACCAGTAGCGCTTATGCTTGTGGTAAAACGTGTATGGATATTTGCCCACCAGCGGGATGATGAACTCCTTGCCGCATTTGTCGCAAACATGGCGCCTGGCCTCAATGCTCCCTGCTCTCGTCGCTCCCATCAGATAGCGTGCCCCCAATCCGTAATACTGGCCAGCCCCATGATGGCAACGGCAGCCGTCGCCACGATAAATATAGCCAGCCCGATTAAGGCCGCTTCTGCTCTCCATTCGTGCATTTTAAACACCTACCTTTGCCAAATAAAATAATTCATCAGTCAACGGCTTTGCGTATTTCTTAAACATCTTCTGGGCGTCCCGGTAAACGTCTTGCCGTTCGCAAGGGACAATCCGTAGCCCGAACTTGTCGTCCTTTTCCAGCCTTGCCCCGCAATCCCGCACAGTCACCAGGGCTTCGAAAAGCTCCCGGCAATCACTGGCAAACGTCAGCAGCTTTAACCATAAATCGGAATCATCCGGCAGCCGTTCCGCCGCTGGGTCCATCACCACCAGCCCCATACCGTCAAAAATAGCATCATTGACCATTTTTACAGCATCATCAACACTATAAGCAACACAGGCCAGGGCGCCGGACGACTTGGCCATATGGATAAACCGCAACTGATCTTCCGTCGGCTTGTTGGGTTTAACTTTTACCTCCACGAAAAACATACGCCCCGTTGTGGGAAGGAACCCGGACAGGTCCGGGCGGCCCTTGGGCGCGCCGGTGGAAAACCACCGGCCGTCCTTGGTCTGAACCTTGCCAACGTTGATGCGCTCGACGTAGCATCCGCGCTCTGATAAAGCGATTTCAATTTCGTGCATTAAGTCTGTTTCTGTCATTTGTCCCCCCTAAACCATCCTTCGCTGAATTTCCGTGCCACCCCTCTATATTTCGGGGGCAGCTCCAAACCCATTTCTGCCGCCTTGTGCAGGCTCCACCCGAACTTGTACCCTTTGGCCTTGCGGAAAATTTCCAGCTCAGTAAACGTCTTGCAACGCTTGTAATCTCCATACGGAGATTCTTTGATTTCCTCTAGCGTCAGGCCGTCCACCGTTTCCTGCCCTCGCTCTTTGTCCACGCCGCTGCTGTCCTTTGCGGCTTTAAATTCATAGCCGCAATATGGGCACATCGGCGCCGGTTTAAAAACATGGAAGCACACCGGGCACTGCGTCACCGTCGTTTCCGCCTGTTTTTTCCGCTTTTTCGGTTTCAGGCTCCACTCCCGGTCGTCGTCCGGGAATCCATGGCGGGTATAATTGCCCACGTGGTCCAGGATGATAGCTTGTTTACCAGGATTGCCCGGGTCCGTCCTCATGGGCCGCATTGCCTGCTGGATGTACAGCGTTAACGATTTTGTGGGTCGCAACAAACACACGGCCTCGCAATCGGGAACGTCAAAACCCTCCCCGAATAGGTCAACGTTGCACAGCACCAGGACACGCCCGGCGCGGAAATCCTCAACGATTTTTTGTCGCAACGCCGCGGGTGTCTGTCCGTCCAGGTGTTCCGTGGGTATCCCGGCGGCCTGAAAAGCGGCCGCCGTCCCCTTGCTGGATTTAATAGTGGCACAATACACAATGGTTTTCTTACCGTCCGCGTAATGCTTCCAGTTTTTTACCGTGTCGCCGAAAATCGCTCCTTTTTCCATCAGCTCTGCAACCTCCTCGGGGGCGTAATCCCCGTTTCTGGTGTGCAGTCCCTTGGGGTCGGCCAGGGGCGCGGAATAAAGGTGGTACGGTGCCAGGTAATGGTTATCAATCAGCCATTTTGTGCTTACCGACGTTATGAGCTGCTGGAATACCTTGCCCAGTCCTCCCTCGCCCATCCGTTGGGGTGTCGCTGTAAAACCGACTACCAGGGCTTTTGGGAAATACTCAATAATTTTTTGGTAAGTCCTGGACAAGATGTGGTGGCAATTGTGCACCGCAATCCCGTTGGCAAAATAACTATGATTGCCCTCCACTTCTAGGTTATAGACATAACCGTTTCCACACACCTCTTTAAATCTTTCAGAACTTGATCGTTTGTAAATCTCAACACTTTCCACCCGTGCGATTTCAAATAATTGGTTTTCTTTGTGTCCGCTGCCTTCACCCGCAGCGCTCCATGAGAACCTCCGTCTGCTTCGATTGCGATCTTTTGTTTCCTGTTGGCTATGTCTACTTTGTAACAGGGAGGATACCCTAGGTTGCGCATTTTTGTTACAACGACCACCTCTGTTGGCCATCCTAAAGCCTTGCTCAGTAGTTTTTGTGGGATAGAATCCCCGGTTCCATTTCCGCCGCGTATACATGGTCTGTGGCCTATTCGCTTTAATGTTTTCTGCATCTTCTCTTTTGCTGCCAGATTCTTCATTGGGTTGTGAAGTTTCATTCTTTCTGAAGCCGTCTTCCGGTTTCGCTCTGCCATTTCTTTTCGGTAGCAGCGAATGCACCGATGGACTTTCTCCGGCGAACTCTTCATGGGTCCCCCGCATTTTGGGCATACATACATATACGCAATCTCCTTTCTTTAGTGCTCCTGCTTCTTTCCATATTCCAGGAACCACGAAAAACGGGTGATTCGGTGTACAAACCGTCTTTTTTCCATTGATAATTAAACGAACCAGGGCGTTCCCTATTGGATTCTTGAAGACTTTCGTTACTCTCTTGGGCATTATCCTTCTTGTTTTTTCATCGAACGACCTTACGTAGTCGCCCGGCCTGATGTTTTCAATCGGCACGCCGTCAACCAGTGTGCCAGCAACAAAGCATTCATCCACGATAATCAGCACCGGCGGGGCTAGGCTGCGCAAACGTCGGCTGGCCGTCTGTACCATCATCACGCTGCCCAGGTCAGAGTCCACGCCTTGCCGGTGCATGGTCCGCTTGATTTGCTCCACCAGCTCGCGCCGGTGGACTAAAAACAACACCCGTGCCCCGCTGTCCGTTGACGCCCTGGCAATGGTGGCAATGATAACGGATTTACCACCCCCACATCCCAGGACGGCGCACACGCGCTGGTTGCCGCGGTTAATAGCCGTCCGGATATTATCCACCAGGTCCCTTTGATATGGCCTCAGCTCCATCCGTTACCCTTCTTTCTTTTTGTCCTCCCTCTGTGCTTGGGCTCGTTCTTCCATGCATTTCTTCGCCCACGCCGCAAACGCTTCCAGGGCTTTCTTGGCCTGATAACGCCGGTAGATTTTTCGCCCTTCCTCGATGGCGAAAATAGCCAGGTCGATGGTGGCAAACAGCATTAACGCTTTAAAAAGTATATCCATAATTTACTCCTCCCATTCTGTTTCCAGGTCGTCTGTTTGGCCGGTGCTCCCGAAGCCGCCGTTGCCCCGCTCTGTTGGTGTCAGTTCGTCCACCTGCACCAGCTCAACCGGTACGTTAAACAGCAGCTGTGCGATACGGTCGCCGTGATAGATTGCGTCCTCCTGCTTCCAACTAGGGACGTCATAGTCGGGGTCAATCTCGCGATACAGCATACAAACCTCGCCGCGGTAATCGCTATCAATCAGCCCCACCCCGTTGGGGCAAACCAGCATTGTTTTTAAACCCATGCTGGACCGGGCAAGGACAAACGCGTGTATCCCTTCTGGAATTTCCAGGGCAAACCCTAACGGGGTTTTAGTCGTAACCCCGTTAATGCCAGGGATGTAATGCAGGCCGCGGTCGGAATCGTAATACTGATCTTCCCCTGTCCCATCAATCCGGGCGTAACAGTCATAAGCCGCCGCGCCTTTGGTTTTCTTGACGGGCATGTGCCCGCCCTGGAAAACCTTGATTTTCACCACCGGTAGTTTAGTCGTTTTTCTCATTTTCTTGCTCCTTTCTCAGTTCGTATCGCGCCCGAACCAATTTTCGGCGCTGCTCCTTAATGACGTCTTTTACGGCGTCAAGATTCTTGATTGCCGTGTTAACGATTTCTTCCCCCCTCTCCGGGTGGAATGTGATTTCATTCTGGCGAGCGCTCATGGAAGCCATGGTAAGCCGTCCCGCGTTTTCCATCATGCTAAAAACTAACGTAGCATTATTAATGGCCGTTTCTTTGCTCATGCTCCACCTCCTGCGCGATAGCATCCCGCAAACGATACCGCGCCAGTCGTAAACGATCAATGGCATCGGCGATTGCATCCTCTGCGTCAACAAGCCGTTGCACAGAATCGTTTAATCTCAGATTGTATCCGTATCGGTATCTCAAGTTCCAGTTCAGGCCACGTGCGATTTTCTGCGCATCGCGCAAGGCTGCTTTAGCGTGACATAAAGCCCTTTGGTCAATCATCCCCGCTCCGTCCTTCCCTTATGCAACGCCCGGGTTAACGCCAGGATAATCTTGTTATCGCTGTCAATCGTTGCCCCCAGCTTATGGTTTTCAAACTCCAGCTTCTCGATACGTTCCTGCAAAGCTTCGTTTTGCTGTTCTAGGTCGTCGATACGTTCCTCGTCTGCGTCAAGCATTGCGCACATTTCGTAAAGCTTATCCACTTTTTACACCCACTTTCTTATTTTCCTCAAAGTTCTACCATTTTGCACCCCCCCAGGGTAGAACCGGAAACCCGCATGGATACTAGCTCTACGCCACTTTTCTACCATTCTACCCTTTTTTCGTAGAGGGGGTAGCATAATATATAAATATATCCGGGAAGCCAGTTTATTCCGGAATTTTTAATCCCATACGTATCTATATATATATGGTAGAAATGGTAGAATGGTAGAAATAGTATTAAATATATAGGCGTGGTGCGGGTTTCCGGGTTTCGAAAATTCTACCCTCGTTCTACCATTTCTACCCTTTCAGAATTTTCTCGCAACTACTTGCCAGTCACCAAAACCACGTACGACGCTTTAACGCCGCAAATTGATTTAGTCCATAGCACCCTCCCGTCTGGCCTTGCAACGATTTTCCCCGTTGCTGCCCATTTTTTCTTGACCGCGGTAAAGTTAAATCCTTCCTCGGCCATAAACCGCATTAGCACCGACTTGTTTACGCTCACTTCATTTCCGCTTCGTCCGCCCCAAATACGCCCGTCACAGTCCCGGTGTTCCGCTTCGCCCACATGGGCAACGTAAAATTTATCGGTGTTTTCGGCGATCCAGTCAATGACGGCGCTATATGCACGCTCCGATACATCCACCTGTTTTTTGCTCAGCAGAAACGGGGCAACGTCGGAAGGCATTAGCCCGGGAATTTCGGATTTAAGGAAATAAATCCGAAATATATCATCCGCCACCGTCAGTAGCGCCATAGTCATTGCCTGTTTATCTGTCGTCCCCAGCTTCATCAGCTCCCGGAACGTCATATCGTAGGCAGCGCGGACGTCAACCTGCAGGGCCTTTTTGATGTATTCCGGCCCCAATGTGCCGTAATGCTCGTTAATCGCCCTGACCACCTGGTTTCCGTGTTCCACAACCGGGCCGTCACACTCGATTTCAATCACGCGGTTTTTTACGCCGCCACCGGAATTTTCGCCGGTAACGGGTTCTTCTCCTGTAAATATAAATCCAGTGTTCCAGGTTTCGGGCTTTTCCACGCGCCGGTCCGCTGTCATGCGTGCCCGGCCGGTCTTTTCAGTGATACGGTATAACAGGCGGTCATAGCCGTTAAAACGGTCTTTGATGGTCTGTAGTTCGTCGCCGAAAAACGGGATGTTTCGCAACGTCGATGCAATGCCCACCAATGCGTTATCCGTCATGTTCATGGTCCGGACCATCGCGCCAAATTGCGGGTTTCCCCACACGCTGGCCGCCACCATGATACCAACCGTTTTTCCGCTGCCGGTGCCGCCCCAGAGATGAAATACATAGGGGAGCCCTTTGATGATTTCCAGCAGGGGCGCGGCCAGGCTCGCAGCAACGGTCAAACGCAGGTAAATGTTGTCCATCAACGGTCGCACGATCTTGAGCCATTCGTCCAGTGTGCCCTTTTGCTTGATTGCATTAACCAGGGCGTCGCCGGTCGGTCCGGCGTCAATGGTCAGCCCGTCAACATACGGAGCAAAGCCGCCGTCCTCCGTCCATCCAAAATGGTCGATAAACGTCTCTCGTGGCATATCTGCCGGGTTTTCCGTCACGCATTCGCTGATGTATTTAACAAGGTATTGTGCGTTGTCCGTCGTGACTTCCAGACCGTTATTTGCCAGGTTTACAATACGGTTTTTATTGGCAACGTCGGCCCGGTCGGCTGTAACGTTGGCCCATTTGCCCGCCTTGTAAAAATCAAGCCGGATACGTTCCTCACCCGTTTCCGCGTTAACCAAAATACCCGTAGGCAACGTGGGAATCCTGGAGGCCCATTGATAGGTAAAATCACCGTTATTTCCTTTTGTGGTCATGCGACGGATCCCTTCATCATCGGCGATCCAGTCGCCGCACCGCAAGGCCAGCGGCTGCCCCGTAAAATGGGTAACATTTTCGTTCCCCTTGCGCTCTTGTGCCAGCTTGATTCTGGCCGCTTGCAGGTTTTTGCAAAACTCACGCTTGATGGATAGATCGGACGCCCGGAACGTGGCCAGGCTCTCCGCCCGCTGCTGCTGCACCGGGTCGTCAATCTGAATCAGTTTTAAAAGGAAATCCTCGGAAACAAGGTCCGCGCGGTCAAGGTTCCGGAAATATTCCTCGGAAAACTCCACCATTGGGAAGTTGTACCCGCGGATTTTTTCCGGATCCCCGCCCGCTTCCAGGTAGTCGGCAACGTCACCCTTGACCGGGCACTCTGGCCAGATTTCGGGCAGCGGAAGGCCCTTCGCACCGCGTGCTTCCCATGCCTTGCCGTACACAGCCCCTGGGCCGTCGTTGTCCGGGATGATAACCTTCTTGGCAAATTTATCGACGGCCTTTCGGTCCGTTTCAGACAAGTTCGGCGACTCTGCCCCCGTGTTTGTGCTGGTGGCCAGGAATCCCGCGTTCGTCATCGCGTCGGCGCATTTCTCGCCCTCAACGATGTACAGCGTTTCCGTTTTCTTTGCCGCCGTCAGCCGGTCCAGGTTGTACAGGTTATTGCAGGGCTTTGGCTTTTTATAAATCACCGTTCCGTCCGGCCCAGTATACAAAAAGCTGAATTTTTTGTGCCCGTCTGCAAATTTTTCCCGAATTTTGCAATAGGCTTCTTTCCCGTCCGGGTTCCGGTAGGTGTATACAATCCGCTCTACTCTCCGCCCGTGGTCCTTTGGCCTTGACGGCGCAACGGGTGCAGGCGGTTCCCCGCCCACATCCAGGGCTTTTAACACCGCCGGGAGGGACGCGTGGCATTTGTGACAAAATGCCAGCGTTTTATCCCCGTCCTGGTTGATGTACAGATGGTCCTCGTCACCGCACACTGGGCACTGCGCCACCAGGGCACCGCCGCGCTTATGGACGTTATTTAATTTTCCCAGGATTTCTTCATAGCTCAAAACGGACATTCTTCAACGCCCGTTTCAATGGGGGCGGGGGTGGCGCTGCTGTCGTTTCCTTTCAGCTTTTTCAGGGCGGGAACCTTAAATTTCCCGGCGCGAATATCTGCGACGGGCAACGTGTCGGCGATATATTGCCGCGTTTTGACCTTGCCGTCCTTATTGATGTATTCTTCTTCCCCGATCACGGCACCAAAAATTAAGCCGTTCAGGGCCGGTGCCTGCTGCGCGTCGGGCAAGCTGTTCCAACGGTCCATGGTCCAGCCGCGGTTGGATTTTTCCAGGGCAAGAAGGAAGTGTTTCAGCATCCCCAGGGCCGCCGGTTTATAGCTCCGGAACAGCCGCGGCAGCCCCCAGTTATTTGTTGTTGCGTTTTTTTGGTTATGTCCAGCCCATTCGCCCTCGTTGTAGTCCCATTCAACCTGGAAATACTGTTTTTCCGGTTTTTCCGTTGCGTTGATGATGGTCAGCACATAGCCGCCAACGGGCGGGCGATTACCACCGTTCGTAGACTCATTTACATCATTCCAATTAACTTTCTGCATTGTTCGTTTCCCCCTTCACATCGTTCTTAATCGGTGCCATTTCGTAATATTCGCGGATTTCCGTGTCCACCTTTTTCAGGTCATTTTCGATTTTTTCGGGAAATAACCCCATGGGGGACTTTGCCGGTGTAAACCCGTCGCTTTGAGTGGTAAACCAATGATTCTTGCCGTCCGTCTCAGCCAATAAAACAATGGAAAACAGCCCCTCCACCGTCAGCTGGTTATCCAGCATTTTCCCGCTTGTCTTTGCTTTGATAAATCCGTTATCGTCCCGTTCGGTGTGGTGCAGCAGGTAAACGATCACGGCTGGAGGCGTCTCCCGTACGATAAAGTCAATCAGATTGCGGAAATCTACCGCGCACTGGGTGAATTTTCCGTACCCCATATCTTTAACATGGTCAAACAAGAAAAACGCCATTAAATACTGGGAATCGTCGACAACGTAGGTTCTCAGCTTTGGCCGCTTCAACGCGGCTTCGATTTCTTTGTATCCCGCGTTGTTGAAAACCGGCAGTTTTTTTCGAAACGGCAGCGGCTTCCCGGCAACGTTGAAGATACCGATTTCATCAGGTTCAAAATTTCTCAGGCTTGCGGATTTTCCGCTGCCGCTGGCCCCCAGGACCAATACAGGCATACCCATTTTTAAACCACCTCGCACACGAATTTGTCCGGCAGTTCTGTTACGGTTACGCCCGGCACGATTTCCCCGTCCGCTGTGACCATGTGGCCGCCGTCCACCCTGCAGGATTTTTTTAGTCCCGCCCAATCAACGGATTTTTTAACCTTGATAAACTCCGGCGCGCCACTTTCAGCAAATGACAGCAGCGCGGCCTCGTCACGGTCGACTTTCGCCGGGACCTTGCGGAATCCCAATTTTCCACCAGGCAGGGAAATAGTCCGCTTCTTCTTTCCGGCCAGTGCTTCCTCTGCATATCCGGCGAGCAAGGCTTCGAAATGTTCGCAGTCCCGGTTGTACGGGGCAATGGTGTTTTCCAGCCATTGGTCCAGCTGCCGTTTCTTTGCTTCATAAAAAGCCCGGGCGTCCATGATTTCCGCTTTCGCTTCGGAGATTTTTTCTAGGCACCAGTTCGCCTGGTCATCGTTTTCCGGCTTCCAATGCTCCCGGCTCTCAGCAGGTACGGGGGCTGTAAAATCCAGGTAATCAGATTCAAGCATCCTTATTCACCTCTTTCTTATTTTCAGCTTCCAGGGCTTTTTGCAACGCTTCTACGCAATCCGCGGGGACCTCCACCAGGTCGTTAAACCTGGTTTTCCGTATGTTCTTCAGCAGCTGCTCCGTTGCACTTTTAAGGTTCATCAACTCCAACCTCCTTTAATAATTTTTTGTAATCCAGACCCAAAACCTTGCAGGCCAGATAAATGGTAGACTCACTGGGCGCCCCGCCTATGCTGATTAAGGAAGCCCATGAGTTTGGGCTTATCCCGATTTTAACGGACAGAGTAAAATTTGCGACACATTTAGCAATTCGGGCGCGCTCCAGTATTTCCGCGGCCTTTTTGCGTTGTTCCCGGTTCAGGAACGGTATCCGCATCGGGGCCGTTTTTACCAGGCTGCGCATGGGTACTTCGGGCGCGATATAGTCCCGGATTTTTAGGTATTGCCACGGCTCCAGGATGGTGGACTGAGGCATCCTTTCCCACCGTGACAGCCAAGAGTTGTCGTGGTCCGTTTGCCTTGCAACCTCTGTACCCGTAATACGCCGTGTTATTCTGATATAACGTACCCAATCTCGAAAGTTGTTTGCCATCTCATTGTCCACTAGCATCCCCTCCTTGCTCCAGCCATTCCAGAAAATGCTCCCTGGTGGCCAGGTATTTCTTGCCAATCCGAAAAACCTTCAGTTTCCCGGATTTCATGATTTCCCGCGCTCTGTATTCGCTACAATCCAAGGCGTTCATGATGGATTCAATATCCAGCACGGACGGCAACGCGGCCCCGAACACCGGCCCTTTAAACCGGGCTTCCAGATTTTTCACCCGCTGCTCCAGTACGGCAATGCGGGCGTCAATGGTTTCCATAAAACCACCCCTTTAATTCAGTAGGTTCTTAATTCATGGCTTCCAGGTCATCGCCAATGACGGCATCAATCAGCTTCATAAGAAAATGTGCCACTTTTTCCTTTTCTTCCGGATGCTCCTTGATTAACTGCCCTATGTGAGACCCTAAGGACGCCAGCATAGTGGCGGTATCCATGGCCTGAAATACATGGGAGCCGTATTTCTTGAGTTCCTTTTTGTCGATTCTTTCCGCGTCGTCGGCACTGTCCAGACGCGTTGCAAGGATTAACACTTGCTTAAATCCAGCGCCTTGTAATGCACTGCCTGCCAAATCAAAGGCTTGTTTTTCTGTGATTTCATTTTCCATGGTTTTTTCCCCTTTCGTTCAGTTCGTCGCAGATTTCTCGCGCCTTTGCCCAGTCGCTTTGCCGGTATTCGCAAAATGACCACTTGGGGTCTGTCGTTAACGTTTCCCAAACTGGCAAACCGTCGATGTAGGTTTTTTTCTGAACGGCCCAGGCCATACCCCGGCAACGGCTAATAACCCTCCATATTTCCCGGCTCATGGCTTTGCACACAGCGCGCCCGCGATGATGATAAACACCGCGATGGTCGTAGCTGCCCCCGCCATCATCCCTTTGGCAAAATCTGGCCAGTCCATAAAATCGGCGATAGGTGCCAGTATCGGCGTCAGCAGGATTTCCGGCAATGTGTAATCTCGTTTCATAAGGTTTCCTCCTTTATAATGTCGGCCGGGGATACGTCCAGGGCCGCGGCAATCTTGTACAGTGTTCTTTCACTGGCCTTGCGTCGTTTTGCTTGCAATGCAAATAATGTTGCAAGCGATAAATTAGCGCTTTTTGCAAGGTCTGCAAAACTCATAAGCTTTTTAAGGGTCATTTCTTTAACCTTCTTCATATCAATTTCTACCGTTTTAACCATGGCTACCTCCTTGTGTTTTACGCAATTTCTTGAGTGTCGACGGTAAAAAAATAAACCGGGATTTCGGCAACGGAAAGTCTTAATAATTTGCTTGCTAATAAAATTTCCGGTTGGCTCCACGCTGCGGCGTTATTTAGCTTTAAAGACACCGTGCGCTGGCTCATACCCATAGCCGCGGCAAATTTTTCTTGCGTTCCAAGAATTTCCTTGATTCTCCCTTTCAGCTTTTTGTAACTGAACCTCATTACCATCACCTCCTTTTTTGCTCAATTTCTTGAGTAACTTAATAATACGACTTTTTGCTCAAAAAATCAATAGATAAATTTAAATTTCTTGAACTTTTGCTCAAAAAATTGTATAATACTAAGGAAAGAAGGTGAAAGAATGAGCACTGCTGAACGATTGAAGAAAGCACTTGAAATCCGTGATATGACGCAAGCAGAGTTGTCTAGGTTGACCGGAATAGGTACATCTGGCATTGCTCAGTATTACCACGGGAAAGTAGTGCCTAAGCAAGACAAGGTATACTTAATGGCAAAAGCGTTAAACGTAAACCCGGCCTGGCTAATGGGGTTAGACGTACCCATGCAAGCGGGCTTAACGTCTGTTAATTTTAAACGTGTGCCCATGTTGGGATATGCAGCAGCAGGCGCGCCCCTGGAAGATATAAACCAGGATACGCCGTATTATGACATTGACAATTGTTATAAAGTAGATTTTTGTATTACCATATCCGGCGACTCTATGGTCAACGCTGGCATCAATGACGGCGATATAGTTTTTATCAAGCAGCAGCCGGAGGTGGAAGTCGGGCAGATCGGTTGTTTCGAGATTGGCGGCGAACGGGTATGCCTTAAACGATTTTATAAAACGGACACCGGCGTCATGCTGGTGTCCGAAAACCCGAAATATGCGCCCATGGTTTTCAACGCCGACAATTGCCAGGATTTCCGCTGTTTGGGCCTGGCCGTGCTAAAACAATCTGTTATTAAATAAAGGAGGATATTATTATGAGTAAGAAGAAAATTGCTATTGCAGGAATTGGACTACTAATCATTTTAGGCGTGTATGCCACATCGCCGTCTGGAGGAAAATATGCTTTTGAGAACAATAAGATTACCAAAATAATGCAACTTAAAAACCAGAAACAGTTAGACGGTATAACGGCAGCGTTAAAATCAACAGAAATAGATCCGGAGAAAATAAAGGCGTGGAAAGTAACGGACAGAGCGGACCCAAACGGAAGAAAATATTATAGCTTCTCTACGGACGGGAAAGGGTACAGCTATGGATTATGGTTGAATCCAAATTTCACAGTCCATTCTGTAATGTATTCAGGCGTAACATTGTATGAAGAAGGAAAGGTGCTTGAAAAAATAACGGATAATATCCCATCCGAGAGAGAAATGCAACATATGCAAAAGCAAGTTGAAAAGGTAGTAAAAGCCAACTTGAAAGCACCTTCTACCGCAAAATTTAGCAATTTCAAGTTCGGAAAGATTCACGGCGTCGGGATCGTATCTGGCTTTGTTGACGCTCAGAATTCTTTTGGTGCTATGATCCGCACCCCTTTTAGTGCTTCGTTTGACTTTAAGCAAAACGGAACAATGACTAAAGTGGAAATTGACGGGGACGAGTTAGAAAAGGACTAACTATGGAAATCATCCATTCGCCCAATGGCACCTGGGGTTTCCGCACCGTCATTGGCCTTGATCCGGCAACGGGAAAGCGCAAGCGCGTATCCCGGTTCGGCTTCCAGCGCCGCAAAGACGCGGAGGCCGCATTGCGGGAAATCCAGGAATCGGTCAAAAAACAGCAATACGTACCCGGATCCAGCGTAACTCTTGAAGCCTTTGCCGCGGACTGGTTAAAAATCTATGCCCAGCAAGTCAAAATATCGACGGTCCGAATCCGGAAGCATAATATCGCCTGGCTGAATCGGTATTTTGCAAAAATCCCCTTGCAGCAGATTACAAAACGTGATTACCAGATGTTTTTGCTGGACCTCAAAGACAAATTACAGCCCAACACGATATGCGGGGTACACGCAACGGCCAAAATGATTTTTAAAAAGGCCCGGGAATTTGAACTCATTTACAACGATCCTACGGAGTTCGCATCGCCTCCCCGCCCGTCCCGAAAAATCATTGATCCGGAACAAGACGTACCGCAATACCTAGAAAAAGCGGATTTGCAACGTTTTCTGGACGAATCCAGACGGCATACTCAGCACGGCGATTATACAGCGCTTTTTATGCTGCTGGCATATACTGGCCTCCGGATTGGGGAAGCCCTTGCCCTGACGTGGGAAGATATTGATCTGGACGCCGGGACCCTTAAAGTCACCAAAACCCTGTACAACCCCACCAGCCGTTACAATGCCTATACGTTCTTGCCACCCAAAACGCGGACGTCAGCGCGGATTTTATCCTTGCCCGCCCAGTTGGTCGCGGAACTCAAAAAATACCGCCTGGATGTAACGGCGCGCCGGTTTACTTTTGGGGAATTGTGGCATTATCCCGAAGGCAGCCGTGCCGGGTTTGTATTTACGGCACCCATGCACCCGGGGTATCCCCTTACGCAGCGCAGCGTCCAGCACCATATCGATCATATACAGCAGGTTATTAAGCCGCCGCTTCCTTGCCGCGTACATCCCCATATTTTCCGCCACACCCATGCGTCGCTGCTGGCCGAGGCGGGCGTTGACCTCGTAGATATTATGGAACGGTTAGGCCATTCCGACGATACCACAACACGTAAGATTTACTTACATGTTACCAAACGCATGAAACGCCGGGCGGCGGAAAAATTTGCAGAACTGATGGAACGGTAGTCAATCCCCACGTTTTGCCATCATTTTTCCCATGTTTTTCCCGCCCAGATTTTCACCAGACATTCACCAGATTTTCACCAGATTTTTTCCCATTTTTCCCACGGTTTCCCATAGTTTCCCCTTTTGCATAAAAATAAAACCCCGTGCATAATATACACGGGGTTTTATTATGAAAATTTTTCGCCCAATTCCAGCCCAATTTCAGCCCAATTTAACGGGTTTTCTGGCCTATAAACCTAGGCTGGAAGCGGGTTTCCGGGTTTATGTTTACATCATTCCAGGCATTCCGCCGCCCATGCCAGGAGCAGCAGGAGCAGCTTCCTTAGCCGGTTTGTCAGCTACAACAGCTTCCGTGGTCAGAATCATGGAAGCGATGGAGGCTGCATTTTGCAGAGCGCTGCGGGTTACTTTGCAGGGATCCACAATACCGGATTTGATCATGTCAACATATTCGCCAGTCAGAGCGTTGAAGCCAATGCCCTTTTCAGCTTTCTTCACAGCTTCAACAATCACAGCGCCTTCCAGGCCTGCGTTGTCAGCGATTTGACGAACCGGAGCTTCAATGGCGCGTTTTACGATTTCAACGCCGGTCTTTTCATCGCCTTCAGCTGCAGCAGCCAGTTCTTCCAGAGCAGGCTGTACTTGCAGCAGAGCGGTACCACCGCCGGCAACAATACCTTCAGCCACAGCAGCGCGGGTAGCGTTCAGGGCATCTTCGATTCTCAGTTTCTTGTCTTTCAGTTCGGTTTCGGTAGCAGCACCAACTTTGATTACAGCTACGCCGCCGGACAATTTAGCCAAACGTTCTTGCAGTTTTTCTTTATCGAAAGTAGAAGTGGTTTCCGGAATCTGGGCACGGATGGAAGCAACCCGGTCAGCAATGGCTTGTTTGTCGCCGCCGCCATCAACAATGGTGGTCATATCCTTGGTTACCCGAACTTGGCCGCAGGTACCCAGGTCTTGCAGGGAAGCGCTGTCCAGTTTACGGCCAACTTCTTCACTGATTACGGTTGCACCGGTCAGGGTAGCAATATCCTGGAGCATAGCCTTGCGGCGATCACCAAAGCCAGGAGCCTTAACAGCTACAGCCTTGAAGGTGCCACGCAGTCTGTTTACAACCAAGGTAGCCAGAGCTTCGCCTTCCACGTCTTCAGCAATGATCAGCAGTTCACGGCCTTGTTGAACCACTTTTTCCAGAAGGGGCATAATGTCGTTGATCAGGGTGATCTTCCGGTCCGTAATGAATACGTACGGGTTGGACATTACGGATTCCATCTTATCCGGATCCGTTACCATGTACGGGGAAATGTAGCCGCGGTCGAATTGCATACCTTCTACAGTTTCCAGGGAAGTATCCATGGTCTTGGATTCTTCAACGGTAATTACGCCATCGTTGCCAACTTTTTCCATAGCATCGGCAATCAAGCCGCCGATTTCTTCATCCCCAGCGGAGATGGAAGCAACCTGAGCTTTTTCTTCTTTGGTCTTAACATCTTGTGCGCTCTTCTTCAGTTCTTCAACTAGAACATCGGTAGCTTTCTTGATGCCCTTCTTCAGAACCATGGGGTTGGCACCGGCTACTACGTTCTTCATGCCTTCGTGCACAATGGATTGGGCCAGAACCGTAGCGGTGGTAGTGCCGTCGCCAGCGATATCGTTGGTTTTGGTAGCAACCTCACGCACCAGGGCAGCGCCCATGTTTTCAAACGGATCTTCCAGTTCAATATCTTTAGCAATGGTTACGCCATCGTTGGTGATGGTAGGAGAACCGAATTTCTTTTCAAGAACAACGTTGCGGCCCTTGGGTCCCAAGGTTACTTTAACAGCATCAGCCAGGGCATTGACACCGCGTTCCAGGCCGCGGCGAGCATCTTCATCAAATTTAATCATTTTAGCCAT